GTTCAGAATGGAGACATTGGACTGGAGATCCGTTCGAAGGTCAGCCACGTTGGAGGCGATGTTGGTGTTCAAGATGGACACATTGGATTGGAGATCCGTCCGGAGGGCTGACACATTTGATCCAATGTTGGTGTTCAGAATGGAGACATTGGACTGTAAATCGGCTAGGAGTGCGACGGTGTTCGACGCCATTTCTCCCTTCAAAATTGTCACATTGGATTGGAGATCCGTCCGAAGGTCTGACACATTTGATCCGATGTTGGTGTTGAGTATGGAGACATTGGATTGGAGATCCGTCCGAAGGTCAGACACATTTGATCCGATGTTCGTGTTCAGAATGTCCACATTGGATTGAAGGATGACCAGATTGGCGACGTTCGTCATGAACTGTCCGTCACCAAAGTAGTGCCCGCCGACCGCGACGTTTGATACCGTCACGTTAACGCCCGTGGTCACATTGGTGAAATATATGGTCTGATCGGTATTCGCCCCGATCTCACTTATACCCTGTAAAGTTTGTGTGATGTTCGAGAGCAAGCCACCGTCACCGTAATAAATGGTCGCGGCGACTCCCCCATCGGCGTCGATGACGTTAGACGCGAGATCGTTGACGATGACATTCGACCCGACGTTGATGCCATTATCCACCTCTAAATTACCGTACACGTGCACGTTCATGGTTTTCGTCGTGTCCGGGGTCACACCCGAGACGGAGTGCGCGAACGCCAGTTCTTCGCTCGACGCTTGGTACGCCATCACCACGTTCGCACCCGGTCGTTTCATGCGAATACCCAAATCGACAGATGTCAGGGTGTTGTTATTCGCCAAGTCCACCACGGTATCGTTGACTTTCAAATCGGTCGTGCTCACCGCGGTAGTTGCGCCTCGCACGTCAAGATTCCCCATGACAACCATGTTGGGTGCAGCGATCTCCAGATTTGTGCCCGTGGATTCAATGGTGGGAGTGGTGACGTTGGATGTGTAAATGCCGGTGTCGGCGAGGGATCGGATGGAGATCAAATCACCGTTGTGTTTGGCAAACACGTTTGTGCCTATCGATAGTGCGTACGTATCGCTGACGGGATTTGTGTTCGCCACGCCGAATCCATTGGCAGAGTACAGCGTCCCGTACACGTGGACGTTCAGGTCTCTCTGCGCATTAGGGGTGAGAGTGACGCCCAGTGGTCCATCTTCTGTGAACGCGATGATGAATTCTTCGTCGGTGTTGTTATATCCGAACGCGACGTTCGACCCCGGACCACCGGACATGGCGATGACGCCGCTGTCTTGGGCACCCGGATTGCCTATACCCAAGATGGGATCCTTCACGTACACATTTTCAGTGTCGAGATACGTGACGTTTCCGTACACATTCAGATTCCCATACACAGACGTGTTGCCTGTTAATTTGTTTGTGCCATCGAGATTGATGTGTGTCCCTGGGGCGACGAATGTCGTCGCCTCGACGTTGGACGCGACCTTGATGTCACCCGTCGCATGAAGGGTGTAATTCGTGTCTGGGTTATCCGTGCCCACGCCGACCGTGGAATCGGTGACGAAGGCGACGGTGGAGGACGTGAATTTCACGGTATCCGTGGTGGCGTTCCCATCGCTGGTCACGTGTTGCAGATCGACGTTTGAAATTCCAGCCCCATCCCCGCCGATGATTCCCGAGAAGACCGGGTTGTGGATCGGTGCCTTGGTTAACTCGAGATTGGTCACTCGACCGGCGTTGTCGCTCAGATCCAATATGGTCATGTTGAGTATGGCGGCGTTCGCGTCCAACTCAACTCGAAGGTTACTCGTCTCACTCTCCAACACGGTCACTCGTCCGTCGATGGAGTTGACAGTGTTCGTCAGAGAGGTGAGTCTGTTCGAATTCGCGACGAGATTTGACTCGACGTTCGTCAGACGGTAATGGTTTGAGGATAAATTGTCGCTGTTGGTGGTGATTCTGAACGAATTGTCTTGAAGCCACGTGTTGAGGAGAGAGATGCGAGCGCTGTTGTCGGCGAGATTGCTCGACAAATTCGTGATTCGCACGCTGTTGTCGTCGAGCCACGTCTCCAAATTTGAAATCCTCGTCACGTTCGATTGATGCCACGCGTTCAAGTCTGTGAGTTCCGCCGCGTTCGACGCTTGAAGGTTGTACAATAGATTGAGTCTGATCACGTTATCGTCGTGATACGTCTCGAGGGTGGACAAACGCTGCGCATTCGACGCTTGCACGGTCTCCAGGACTCCCACCCGACTCGCGTTCGATTCTTGCACGGTCTCCAAATCGCCTATGCGCGTGACGTTCGATTGGAAATCTACCAGGTGTGCGACGTTCGTCAGCGTTGACCCTTCGCCGAAAAACGCGTTCGCGTACACATCCCCGACCACGTTCATGGTGAGAAGATTGGACGAGGTCTCGATGAATCGATCGGTCGCCGTGTTCGATGTCAGCGCCACGGTCAACTCATCTCTGGTCTCTAGATAGGCGAATCCGACATTTTCACCGGGTCGATTCATGACTATCCCAACATCGTACACGAACGATTCGTTATTGTTGTTCCCACCCAACTCCAGCAGTGGGTCCGTGATCGACACGTTATTGCTTCGAACGAATGTCGTGTCCCCGGTCGCCACCAAGTTTCCTTCGATCAACACCCCACCCCTGACCACGAAAACGTTGATGTCGTCCGCGCTCGCCCCCGACCCGACCTGCACCCTACTGGCTGTGAACGTGTTCGAGACCTCAACGCCTAGCGTCGTCACCGCACCGTTAGACACCACCTCTTGCAGCGCTTGGGTTTGATCCACTGAATACGGTGTCACCACGATCTCCTTCGTGGGCGCATAGTACGCGACCGCGTTCGCCTCGAGCGGTGTGGCGTCGTAGCGTATCGGTGCGACGTACAACCCCGCAGTACTCGTCGTGATGTCGTCTGACGTGGCGTTGATCACGATGGTGTCAGCTGCCTGTACATCAGGTGTGAACTTTCCGAGGCGAATCTTCTGGGATCGCTCCACGCTCGGTAAATTCTTCACCATTTGACGTTCTAATGTAAAGCCCTATTTTAATTCCGTAGTGTAGACGGAACTGAGAAAGAGTTGTTTGTTGTTTAGTTGGCAAATCGAAGACCCGCACAGCCTTTATCGATCGTGAGCACATTCAGGTTGAGCGCCCAAATGGTGTCGGTCAGCGGAAGGGTCTCCGATACGATGCGCAGGCTCGACACCCGACTGGCGTTCAGCGAACCCGTGGGCTGGAACAGATTGGTCGTCACACAAAACGGATACATGAACAAATCCGGTGCGTTCACGAAACTCGTGTGAAAGTAATGCGACACCTCGCAAAAGTGTGGCTTGCCGTATCTGAAGGGCGTGACGTCTTCGCCGTTGATTTGAATCTTGATTCTGTTGTCGGTGCGTTTCAGTGGACTGCTCGATGCCGTGTTGGAACTGGCGATGAATTTTAGGGGATGATTGAACGCCAGGTCTTGAACGAGTTCTCTCGAGGCGATGTTTTTTTGAGTTTGGTAAATCAGCATGTGTCTGGTATTGGCGAGCGCCTCCCTCTCTTCGGCGTCGACGTAGTAATATTGCGAATAACACTCGACCTGTTTGCCTGCGACGTTAGGTCCCCACTTGATGTAAATCTCGACGTCTTGCAATGTGATTCCCGCGAGCGGGAGCGCCAACGACGGAGTCTCGGAAAAAAAGAAGCGGAGCGGGTAGAAATAGGACGCCGCCGACAGACCCGGGTGTGGACCGAGCGACGATCGGGACGAGTTCCCGGCGAGCATGTCCACCGCCACGGTCTCGGACCAATCGCTGTACTGACGATCGATTGTTTCACCGCCGATTCTCAATTCCGTATATTCGATCAGGTCTCTCCAATCGCTCGAGTCCAAGGCTTCGATACCGTTGTCGATCGTGAAATATGTGTATCCCAAGAGATCTCCCGATTTTTGAATTTGAATCTTCGACAGACCACCGTTTTGAACGGCACCTTGAATGTAATTTTTCTCAATCGATTGACTGAAATTGCTGTGTCGCTTCCAAACCTGATTGAAGAACGAGACGCCCTCGGCGCCGTCGGAGTGAATCCACTTATCCTGTTGTCCGACCGCTGTCAAAATGGTCACACCCGATGACATTTATATATACTTACAAATTTCTTTTCATGCAAACGAAGCGGATGACGAGAAAGTTATCTCCCGCGTCACTGGAATTTTTTATCGTGTCCCCGTCTTGATCCATCATCGTGACTTGGAATCGATCGATGGTCTTGATGGGGTCTATGTATTGGGACACGACCGGATAGTTGTCTCTGAAGAGAATCAGTTGGTTGGATGCGTGCGTGGCTTCCGACGTGACGAGGCTGGCGAAGGAATGTCTCACCTTGGACATCGATTGTTGCTCATCCAGAGCTTTGAACGCTCGATCATGAAAATTCGTGTCGAGTTCCTTGATCGACACGTAACAGTGTTCGACCGAGTTGGTGTGAATGTGCGCGGCGATGAGTCTGGCTTGAACGACGTTCTTCAGCGGAGTCTGGAGATGACACGTGAAGGTGTTCGCACTGGACTGTCCGACGCTGTCCAAAGTGATGGTGTGATATTCATACTGAAGATCAGGGGTCACGGACTGCGGTGCAGTCACGAGAGCCATTATACTTTACTGTTACATAATTTATTATTCGTCCACGATTTCGTACGTGGCCGACTTGCGAACCCACTCTTGGTCGCCACACAAGCCACCCGGGACACCGCCGCGGCTGTAGGCACCACCCTTCGCATGACCGGGCGTGCACTCGACGTCTTGTTTGAGATCCCAGAAAGATCCTTCGAGGTCTTGCTTGATGACGATGGGTGCCCCGACGTATCCGCTGGAGACGGCGCCGAGACAGAGGATCGCGAAGATCAGGACGGCGATCCAAGTGAGCGCCCTGCGGTTCACGTTGTTGAGTTTGAGCATTAGTACCATGAAGAAATATTATTTTTTCGAAAGTGCGTTAAAGCGTTGGCTGTATTTTCAACGAGAGTAGTAGATCATGGGTGAAGAATTCGTCATCGATCGAGGTGACAATCCTTCGGTCATGAACTTGAATGCAGACGAGCAGCGCCTGCTGGACGAGATCGAGGTTACTCGGTCTCGACCGACTCGGGTGCCGAAGAAACAAGCGCCCGCCGCGCGATACGCGGAAGAGGAAGAAGAGGACATCGATTTGGACGCTTTCATGAATCCGACGAAACAGGCGGCGCAGGAGCCTCCGCCTGCAGTAGAGGAAGACCTCGCTGACGAGTACGCCAATTATTCAGACGACTACGACGACGACGTGCCTATTCGGCGATCGTCACCGCAGCAGCATTCAGAGCAGCCCTCGAGGGGATTTTCGTCCGTCGACGACGAAAAATGTGATTTACTGAACAAACTGCAGCGATTGGGTCAGAAGAAGGGGATCGTCGTCAATAAGCGCATGAACGTCTACACACCGGTGGAGGATCTGCGAGCGGAATACAAGAGGGTGACGTACGGGATCGAGATTGAACAGAGCGTTAAATTCAGTAGACGAGCGCTCGTGGCGTGTGTGACGGGTTTGGAATGGCTGAACAAGAAATACGACCCACTTTCTCTCGAGCTCAATGGGTGGAGCGAATCAGTGATGGAATCGTTGGACGATTACGATCCCGTCCTGGAAGAGCTTGCGGTGAAATATAAGAATTCGATGCAGATGGCACCGGAGGTGAAGATGATAATGATGCTCGCCGGGTCAGGGTTTGCCTTCCACCTTTCGAATTCCATGTTCAAGGCGCTTCCGAACATGACGGACGTCTTGAAGCAAAACCCCGAGCTCGTCGGTCAAATGTTCTCCGCCGTTCAGAAGACTCAAGGAGGAGGCGGAGCACCGCCGCCGCCAGGGGGAGGGGGAGGATATGAGATGAAGGGTCCGCAGGTGGGGATTCCAGGGCTCGACCTATCCTCGTTGATGGGAGGCATCTCCATGCCCCCGCCGCCTCCGATGTCGACCACGGTCGATCCGCGAGGAGACGAGCCCGAGGAGGACGAAATCTCTGACATCGTGTCAGAGGGTGGTGGTGATTTTCCCGAAGACGAGGACGCCGATATCAAGGAGGTCGAACTCCCTAAGGCGCCCAAGAAGCGCGGTGGGAGAAAAAAGAAGAATGAAATTAATCTCTAAGGCTAGTATTATATGGTAGCCTTCTGTCCACTCGACGAGGAGGAGGACGCGCCCGTCGTCAGGCGGCGGGTTCCGACCGTCCGACCTCAGCAACCAAAGCCTGATCAGCCTCGGTTGGTGAGCGTCGGACGAGAGGAGAGCGAATGTAATTTCGCCGTGCTCTTTTTCATCGTCGCCAGCATTGCTCTCATGCTGACGGACCAAGTAAAGTAAAAACTGCTTCACCCTGAATCGGACTTTTCTCGATTCACGATTTAGTACGAATAGGTTTGCACAGTCTTAGGATTAGTATTGTCATATTGGACACTCGCCAATTTGCCACTGGTCACACTCGAATATAACTTTACGTGTATGTCATACGTGTACTGCCTCGTCGACAGTATATTCGCGGGTGCGAATTTAACCTTGGTCGCCGTGGTCGTGATTGTTGAATTCCATGGGTATGGATTCGACGTTCCACCGAATATGTTCTTCGTACCCACGGCGATGGGGATGGAGGATTGATTCCCCGAACCGTTCCCACCCGTGACCTCCAGGACCATCGTGTTGATGTAATCCCTGTTAGAACTACCCACCTCCCTGAGCATGCATTTGATCTTGGCGTAGAAACTCCCGTTTCCAAAGTTGAGGATGAGATCCTTCGCGACACCCGACCCGAGCGTGAAACTCGTTGAGTATCGTTTACACGCGACGTTATCCCCCTCCGTGATGGACCCACCCACGATGTGAAGCGCGGTCAGTGGTGTAGGGATACCGACACCGATGGCGTTCCCCAACTCAATCTTACCACCGAACGAAATGTCCGTGGTTACGTTCAGGGATCCCTGAACGATGACATTCGCACCGACAGGTTGCAAATATATGTCACCGTCCGTACCGGAGTAGACGTTTGACAGACCACCCGTGGTGACCATCTGTATCGTCGCGTTCGCGGTCGAGTGCTCGACGCGCGCTTCACCGTCATACACTGTGAGTTTGGACGAGGGCGAGTCCGTACCCACACCCAATTGCCCGTCGGTGATCCACAGGGCATCGCTCTCCACACTCGCGTCGATCGAACCCAATACAAGACCGGCGTCCGTGCCGACGTTCCTGTATCCGCGAACGTACGCCCCGTAGCCATTTTCGGTGATGATTTGCATGCCAGTCTTCTTCAGACCCGTGCTCGAGGGCGATTCGATTCGTAGGACGTCTATGTCCGACGTGACCCCCGTGTACATGTGTACGTTCGATGACGGGAGGGACGTCCCGAAACCTACGAGGGCATTGGACTTGACGCGCATCGCCTCGTTCCCACCGCCCGCGACGAGCATGAAATCGTGATCGTTCCGGTTGATGATTTGGTTCAGGGACGCCGCCGCGTCTGCCTGAATGTACATGTCACCGCCACACGAGAATCGACCGTCGCTCACACCGGAGTGCGTGACCCGAACCTCACCCTGCACGTACAGGGACGTCTCGTCGTCGGCATCGTCCTCGTCGTTTTCGTCGACGTTGATCAACACCCGACCGCCGTTGTTCCCACTCCCCGAAACGCTCATCACCGGGATGGTCGTGAAAGTGCCGTATGGATCATCGTCGACGATTTTATTGAACGTGGTCGCATCTGTGATGGTGGATCTGTAACATTGGAAGATGTGGCGTCCAGAGGCGTGACGAATGTGATCGGCGGTGTCGTTACCCTTGAAAAGGAACAACTCGGACCGACCGGACGTATTGTACAGGCGCTCTTCGACGAATGTGTGTGGGAACGGGTAGGACTGGTTTTGTATGTCCTCTATTCCGCTCCCGGGCGTGCCGACGCCCGCGAATTCAATGAGATTTTTCAACTTTATGTCACCGTCTATCGTCAAATCTCTCGACGTGACGTCGGTGCCGATCCCCACGTTGGACGTGATGCCGTCGATAAAAAACGCGGTCTGTTCGACGTTCGAGACCGAGAACACGTTGTTGGTGACTCTGAAATTATTGTGCCTCTCCAACACGTTCGAGGTGTTCTCGACACCGACGGACCACCCACTATACGACGTCGTCCCGTTCCAAACGCTATAGGACGTGAAGGCGTCACCGGAATTGTCGCGCACCTGCACGGTGACCATGGCGTCTTCGTCCACGTCGTTCGCGGTCGGGTTGGACACCAACAGACCGTTCCCTATGTGATTTCTATTCCCGGACGCTCGCACGTGAACCCTGGAGAGGGGCGCGACCGTACCGAACCCCACTTTGTTGTCCCCCCGAAGGGTCATGATATTTTGACTGTCGTACGAACCGTTGGAGAGATTGATGTCCAATCGCGTTCGAGAATCGTTCCCCGCGGACGCACTGGAGTACCTACCCAATTGAAATTCAACCTTCGACCCGAAAATCGTCCCGTGTCCTTGACGGCACAGGTTGAGCGCCGTGCGCATGACGTCGTCCTGGTTCATCGCGTAGTGATTCGTCACCGTGAGCGCGGCGTCACCGTGGACGAAATTGTTGCGAAGGATTACTTGTGGATTGATGAACGCCGATCCGTTCGTTTGGAACAACGCCTCCGGGGTCGTCGACCCAACGCCCACGCGTCCGGTATCCATGATGGTTATTCTCGGCGTCCCGATCGTTGCCCCACTGCTCACGCTAAAGTTCAGACTCTCTCCACCCCCGACTCGACTCTGAATGTGTCCACGACTCGTCGCCAGATCGGAATACATTTGGGTCGACACCGACCCACTCGTGAATTGTTGACCGGCGATGAAAGCGTTCGAACCAGTCATCAGCATGTTTCCACCACCGATGGTGACGCTTTCCGATGGCGCCGCGTTTGAGAAACCTATGTTCCCATTCGATGTGATGACGGCGCGCTCGGCATTCTTCGTCTTGAAGACAATCTTTTGCGTCGCGCTGTCGGTGTCGCTTCCCCTGACCTCGATCGAGGACACATTGGAGGCTGTCGGACCAGATTTCATTATGAGATCGGTGTGAGACGCGTCCGTGCCGAAATCGTTGGCGTGGATTGTGATTTGCCCGGTTGACAAGATGGACGAGTCGGAGTTTGCGTCGATGCCCGTCGTTCCACCGAGACGAATGTTCCCTTCGATGTGCGCCTTTTCATCACCCGTGTATCGCCCCACCGCCAGATTACTCATCGCCGTCAGTCGCGTCGACACGGCGTTCCCGACGCAATGAACGACGTTCGCGCCGAGCTCGTCCATGTGTAAATTGCTCCCGATGGACAGAGAATGTTGAGGATTCGTGTTGGCGATTCCCACTCGCGTCTCGGCTACGAGAACGTCCGTGACGGTCGTACCGGTGATTGTCACGACATTGTCCGCGACGTCATTGAACACGACGTTCGATCCGAGTTCCAAGGAATTTCCTATGGTGACGTTCGTCGCGAACGCGTTTCCTTCGACGTGTAATTTTTCAGCCGCGGTGTCGTGCGCCCAAATGTTACTCCCCACCGCAAAGTTGTGGTTGGGTGCGGTATTCGCCGCCGCCAAAACGTTGGACGTAAACATTCGACCGATCACATACACGTTAATCTCCTCGTTCGTGGGAACGATCTGCACGTCCGCGGGACCTCTATTGGTTCGACCGAGGACCAACCTCGAAGGGTCCGAGGCGTCGTGCAAATATCCGACAAAAACGTTGGATTGATTCACTTGGTCGTAAATCAGTGCCGTGTCCAGACCGGAGCCACCGTTCACGCCCATGGAAATCACAGCACTCGTCACAGCCAGATTGACCGAGGAGGTGTAGGAGGACAGGTCGGTGATGATGACGTTCCCATTGACGACCAAGTTCCCCGTGATTGTAAATTCGTTGGAAACCGTCTCGACGTTCCCGTACAATTGCATGACTGGGTCACCTGTATCGTTCAACTGAATGTTGGAACCGAACGACAGACCGTCCGTGGCGGTGATCTTTTGCACGATCACGTTCCCCTGGACATCCAAAGCAGTCTCCCCGTCGGCATTCATCGTGATGGCGTTGTCGGAACCAGCCGCGCCGACGACCAATCGATGATTGGACGTGATGTTCTGCGCAGTCACGTTCCCGTTCGCGACCAAAAGGTTCGTCGCACCGGCAACCGTGTCTATAAAAAATTCATTATTCGAACCCACGTCGAATGTGTGCGTCGGGTTGCTCGTCTCCACACCTAATTGCGACCCGACAAAAGTTCTCTTGAAATATGCCGCCTTGTCTGGGATCGTCAACACTATGTCTTTGTCGTCGTCCATGTACAGGGTCTTTGTGGGTGCTCCCATCTCGAACGTGTGCACGGGATCGAGCACACCTGCGAGACCGATGTTGGCGGAAAGCACATTCGACGCCTCCAAGTCTCCACAGATGATGTTGTCCACATTTTGACCAGACTCGACGTTCTGAGGGTCGAGGCGGGACACGAACACCTGTGAAAACTTACCGACGGAACCGACGAACGGCATGTTGTGTCACTACTACTACCTACGAAGAAAATCGCAAACCACAAACGCCATCCTTTATGCTGAGCACATTCCAAGAGACCGCCATGACGGTGAGTGCCTGATTGGACGGACGGTTCACACCCTTCTCGACACCTCGAAGGTTGAGTTTGGCAGAGTCAAGTCTGGAAAAATTCAGTGACCCACTGCCCTTGTATTGTTCTGGGTTCAGGGCAAAGTGGAAGCTGAAATATCTGGTATAGAACGGTGTGCTATTGTCCTCGTCAAATTGGATGATACCATACGGACAATTGTAATACGTCTGCACCGTGTGAAAATACATGGGACTCATGTTCTCGACCAACGGTTCACCGTTGATCACGATGTCCGCGTTCAAAAACGTGAAACGGTCGTTCTCTTCATCGTTCGACAAGGTGTTGTATCCGAAGAATAAGCTTTTGACCGGATGGTTCAGGAACGATAGGTCGATCGAATTGTTACCTCCCACTTGGGTCACGTTATTAGTGACCGTGTTCAGGACATCCGAGGACATGTGTTGCACTTGGGTGATCACCAAATCCATCTGCCGAGATACGAGACTCTGTCGTTCTTCTGTGTCCAAGAAGATAGAATTGCAATAACACCGAGCCTTGCGTTCGTCCGCGGCGAGCGTGGCGACGTGGGCGTCGTCCAAGTTCACTCTTATCTCAACTTCATGAAATTGCATGGCAACCAATGGCAAGAATCCTCCGTTCATCCCACCACAAAAGAAAAATTGGAGCGGGACGAATCCTTTGGTCGTCGTCGAGACCGGGTTGTTCATCTCTTGGGACCTCGTCCACGTGGGGGACATGTAAATTTGCCAAATATCCGTCAGGTATTCGTACTTGTGACTGTCCACCTTGACACCGCCGATATACAAATCGATGGTCGATCCGTAGAATAATTTTGTCGCGATGTCCTTACCTTCGAACCACACGGCGTTGATGAGGTCACCGACGATGGGGATCTTGATGCTCGTGTCGTGTTGGGTGATGTCCTTCAGATATTTTGGGGTTTGGGAAAAGTTTGTATGTCTCGTGAATTTCGACCGGAATGGGCTGTGTGACAAATCATCCGACAACAGAAACGTGTCTTGGATGCCTTTGCTCGCGAGGCTGATGATCGACATCTTACTACAAAACTAGAAATTAAATGCAAATCCTTTCGGCGCGTCGGTGACGGTCTGGGTAGCGCCACCACCACCCTTCGTCCCGTGGATCTTGAACCCACCCGCTCTATACACCTTCATGCGCTTGTAAAACATGGACACCAACATCGACCAATCATCCCTGACGTCGTAGATGAAGGGTGGATTCTTTTTCCCTTTGGTCTCTCGCATGATTCGACCTATCGATTGGGTGATGTCACTTTTAGGTGAAGCTAGGAGGACAGTGTCGAGTGCAGGTATGTCCAAACCCTCGTGAGCTTGGGCGTACGTGGCGAAGATGATTTTCTTTTCACTCGACGCTTCGAGGTCGCGTTGTTTCATCCCTCCCATGTACAGCCCAGACGTCTTGGGAAACGCTTGGTTTAAATACTCGCAGTGCCATCGTCTGTCCGTGAGCACGAGCAGTCGTCGCGTACCCCTGGATGCTTCTTTGATAGTCTTGATGAGGAAGGCGTTTCGATCTTTCAATTCGACAAGCATGGTTATCATGTTCGCCAGGCACACTTTCCCCTGTCGGGTCAGGGGTGGACCTTCTTTGTAGATCTCGTGTGTGAAAGGGAGTGTGAACACCTCGACGTTGTCTTGATTTTTTCGTTCGACTGAAAAAAAGCAAGGACCCATGAAAAATTCCATGACTTTGCGGAGTCCATCTTTCCTGTCGGGTGTCGCCGACAGCCCGAACAGGTGACGTGGATTGAGTTTGAATAGTGCTCGACTGAACGACCGCGCGCATATGTGGTGACACTCGTCCACGATGCACGTCCCTATCGAATCAAAATCTTCCGTCGTGTATTCCTTCTGACTCAGACTCTGCAACATGGCGATGACGAAATCCGCTTCGACGTCGAGTCGTGGACCCTGCACCACCCCGATAGTCGCCCCGGGACAGAACTGGGCGATGCGTTCTCTCCACTGATCGGCGAGAAAACTCTTGTGTACGACAATCATCGTTCGGTACCCGAGTCGAGCGGCTATCGCGAGCGCGCAGGTTGTCTTCCCATATCCACACGGTAAACTGAGTAGCCCTGAGGAAGCCTTGATAGCCGAGTTAACGGCGGCATTTTGATGGGTCGTGTCTCGAAGGACGCCCGTGAATGGAATCTGACACCGCTGCGGAGGCGTTCTCTTGTCTTCGTCGGGTGTACCAAACTTTGTTTGGGCATAAACCTTGGGCACGCATATGCCGCCCGTTCTTTTCGCCATGCGAAACACCTTGAAGGGCGGGGCTGGAAAGCCCCCATATTCTTTGTTATCTGTTATAGGGCGCACCGTCAATTCTTTTTTTATTTCGGGTACGGGACCGTCATATATGATGCAGCCACTCGCTGTTAGGACAGTCCTAACCATACCTATACCTACCTGTAGGTGTTTTCATTTGTTTATGTATAAAAATGAAATTTCACATTTACATGGATAAGCCCCCTACCCTTAGACCCCCCCCTCGTCACTTTTCGACGCAGGCGAAGCTATGGCAAAAGCCGCTCCCGCCGCCACGACGACTCCCTGCTGCTTCCCAGACTGTCGCCAGCCCGTGGAGGAAATGCAATCGCACAGCGCCCAACCGTGCTTCGACGGGCGATGCTGCGCACAATGTAACACGCAACGCGTTATCCCTAGCCGCCTGGAGGATGCCATGCGCAGAGACCTGGAGGATGCCATGCGCAGAGAGACTTAGACTTTTTTGATAAAAAATTTCATATACTATATATATACCTACAATGTTAGGAAAACCGCGGTCGCGGAAAACCTTTCAGGAATTCACTGACATGGTGACGGCTAAACCTAATCGTTTCGTAATGAACGCACAGAGACTCAAACAGTGGTACAGTTGGTACACGACCTCGCCGATGTCCAATAACAAAAAACACGCGATGATCAATCGTGCGTTGAAAAGTCAGGCACACCTGAAACTGCTGCCGAGTATGCGCGACGAAGCCTCGGCAAATTTCATCACTCGAATCACGAACTACTACAGACCGGACAACGCGGACGTTCGAAAACTCAAGGGCATGGTGAGTGGTCAAAACGCCAGTACTAGGGCGAAAATTGAAAGCATCATGAGTTCGAATGCGACGAACAAGGACGATCGAATTTTCCTCGCACTGAAATCCAGAAACGTTCGCGACAGACTTTTGACGGGGGGTTCGAGGGGACTGACGAATGAACAATTGAATCAGAAACTCCTTGAACAAGGTAGACCCCTCCGAAAGTACAAGAAGAACCGCGTGCACACCCAGCTGCACATTCACGCTGGTCGTGGGGGAGACGGAGGTAATAGCGGTAAGAATGGCAAAATGGGAAAACCGGTTCGCATCTCCATCGCGGGGAGTGGGATGCACAACAACGTGCCTAAATACCGCGCCAACAATGCACCGCGAAACAATAAAAACGTCGTCAAGAAGGTTGACATCCTCGGCGGTCTCGGCGGGCGCGCTGGCACTATTGGGTTGGGGGGTGAGGGTGGAGAATCGGTCTCCGTCCAAGTGAGATAAAATTGAAATTTCAAGTTTTGTGAATATATAAGCACCCGGGCGGACCCCTCACTCCTCACAATCCGACTCTCAAAGAAAATACATGCCGACCATCGCCGATAATTTCGTTGGCAGCCGTGCTTTTTGCCAGGCTGTGCACAACGCCGACAAGTACTCTCCGAGCGATATCCCGTATCTGCGCTCGTATTTCGTTTCCAAGCAAGGGTCTTCCACGTTTCTCTTTCAATGGTTGGACAAGCTCGAACGAGGGGGACTGACTCGCGACCAGGTTCTGACCGTCGTGCACGGTATGAACGAGGAAGAACATGAGAAAAACCCTACCTCACCCAAGAAGCGGAAATACACTCGACGGGCGAAAACACCGCCACCGACCGATGACGACCAAACCCCGGGTGTGACTCCCATGGCGTCTCCGAATCGTCCGCCGAAGAAGCGCGTCACCGAGGAATCTCCATCTCCCGTGACGCCAAAGGTTTCGCGAAGAAAGAGGACTGCGCCGCCACGACCGCCGTCGAAAAATCCTCGCACGTCCAAAAAGGAGACCCAGGTGATCAACGATTCCGATGAAGATCTCAACGATTCCGATGAAGACGAAGACGAATCCGAGGACGACGACCAGTTCGAAGCCGTCCGCACGCCGCAATAAGTGAATTAAATTTTGCTATTTTTGTTATTAAAGAATACTATCATAAGTTACCCACAACCATGCCGACGCTTAACGTTGAAGAGAATATCAAGAAGATTATCGAAGCCATCAATGGTCTCGGTGCCGAGATCTATCGTTTGGAAGGTTCCCTCCGAGTCTTCAAGGAATTCGAAGCCAAAGGTCTGAAGGAGGTCGATTTACCGGACGAACTATCGGAGGGCGATGACGCAATCGTATTGAAGAATCCATCGGTCACGGAAGCGACCGAGGAGTCGACGTAAATCTTTGGTCCATCCAGGACAGTGATTTCATAGGCTGACGGGAACGCGGTCGGTCGAGCTTCTACCACCCTGCAGTAGTCAATTCCTACGTAGGGTGATGGAACAAGCGCGGGTTTGCAGAGATACAGAAACATGTAGCATACAATAGATGAAGATATTAGCTATCGATGTCGGGTACCACAACATCGGGCTATGCTTCGCGGACTGTCCTAAGTCCGAGGTGATTGTTGAAATCATAAAGAAGGTCTCTCTCGAAGAATATAAATTTCCCACGGACTCTAACGAACTCGTCGCCCTCGTCCCGGCGTTTTGTGAGGCGCACGCGGGGCTTTTCGACGCCGCGGACGTCGTGCTCATCGAGCGTCAACCCCCGCAAGGGTTGAAAGCGATCGAGGTGCTGATCCACTACATGCACAGGCATAAGGTCATCCTCGTATCGCCGAACTCCCTACACTCGCATTTTGGCATGGGACACCTAAACTATGAAGAGCGTAAAGTTCGCGCGGAGAAGATTGCGTCGCATTACATCAAACACCTCGAGTGTCCGTGGGAGCGCAAGCACGACATCGCGGACGCCGTGTGCATGGTCGTGTATTACGCCTTTCGACACACCGTGCACATATTCGACAGGTACAGGTACACACCCCCGAGCATGAGATTATAAAATCTTGCCACCTACTACCATGGCGTATGATCAGGGTGTGTGTAACTTCATTTACAGGGTGAAGAGTGTCGAGCGCGTCATTGACGGTGACACCATTGACGTAGTTTTAGACCTCGGGTTCGATACGATGACGAAACAACGCGTTCGCATGTTAGGCATCGACACTCCAGAAAGTAGGACACGTGACTTGGAGGAGAAGAAATATGGATTGTTGAGTAAGAAAATCCTCAAGGATTTCGTTCGGAAATCCAAGGAGGACAAGGACGCGTGGATCGAACTCAGGTGTAAGGAGCGCGACAGCCGCGGTAAATTTGGACGAGTCTTGGCGGAGGTGTGGTATATCCACGACGACACTAAAATCAACATCAACAAACACATGTGTGATGAGGGCTTTGCGGTTCCGTATATCGGTCAGAACAAGAGTCTAGTGGAATCGTTGCACTTAGAAAATAGAGAAAAAGTGAAACATATGCTCGAGGGATGAAGGTCATCTTCGCGTTCCCGGGGAGTACCTTTTCGGGCGAGTTCTTGAAAAACTGGTCCGACACGATCGTGTATCTCACCTCGAAAAACTATGACATTTCTATGATAAACTCGCAGAGTTCGTTCGTCCCATTCTGTCGCATGAAAACACTGGGTCTCAACGTTCTCCGCGGACGAGATCAAATCCCATTCAACGGCACGCAATTCGACGTATGGATGACTATCGACTCGGACATCATGTTCACACCCCAACAAGTGGAGACCATGCTCGAGAATACTAAAAAATACCCGGTCGTGTGTGGGACGTACACGATGATTGACAATAGAAATTTGGCGGTCGTCAAGGATTGGGACATGGAAAGGATTGCCAGGGACGGCTCGTTTCATTTCATGACGAAGGCGGACTTACGCACGACGACCGACCGCTACATCCACGTTGCCTACGCCGGTATGGGTTTTTTTGCGGTCCGTTCCGAGGTGTTTCAGAGCCACAAATTAACCTATCCCTATTTTCACCGACCCCTGATCGAATTCAAATCACATAGGGGTGTAGAGTGTCAGGATATGACGTCTGAAGACGTCGCCTTCTGCCTAAATCTCGCCGACGCCGGTTTTCGTGTGACCCTCGACACGCACACGAGGGTGGGTCATTTAAAGCCGCTCGTGCTCTCGTGCTGATGATCCGAGTCGTCCCGTGTGGGTACTGTCGCGGCGTCCAAGAAGCACTGCGCGCGGACCATCCGGCGTGTCTGCACAAGTACATAGACACGTACAAGAGTAGTCCTTTTGAATTGATGTTTCAAGCCATGCATGAAGCCCCCAAGTGTTTCGAGTACCTTTATTGTGGACATGTCGATATTGGATTACAAAAGGTTAATTACGAGCTGCGTAGACGTCGCGCTGCCTCCACATAACGCCGTAGTCGTTTGTGCCCGGCATGTCACTGTTGTCGGCGCCTTTGGCACCGTTGTACTTACACTTGACAAAAGTGACGTTTCCAAAGCGCACGTGTTCGTCGCTTCCATGCGAACCGACCATCACGCGTGAGGGGTGTGCTCGGAGGTAGTCCACAGCTGCGTTCATGTAAGCCCCTGGACCAGTCGGGTATAGACAATCAAGACCATAATGATCGTGGTCCACGTTCCACAATATGAGATCAACCATTTTTTTTGAAATAGCATGCATGGGTACGGACCCTATGAACGCTGTGTACAGACACAGCTGATTCGGAGGACAGTCGTGGCTCGTGTAATATTCTTTGAGACCATTGTCATAAAACACGTCAAGTGATTCCATACACACCTGACGAAGATCGCTGTACCACCCACCCTCCTTGTACATGATGAGATGGCGCATGAGGTCACACTTGAACGAGTAGGGTTTCAGTCGATGGTACGCCTCGAGCACTCGGTCGTCGTAATTGTCCTTGATGTACTGCACGCAATCGTCACCCGAGTACATCTTGATTTTGAATCCCGGGTTTTTCCGATACCACGTCTCGAGCGCCTTTTTCAGTCCGTCCGGAAACACTGGCATCTTACCTCCATCTATTATGCACACCTTGTGGATGACTTTGGGTATCATGGCTTACTTAAACAACTCGGAACTTTTTAACTCACATGACAGTCGTCGATTGTTTCACGTTTTACAACGAACTTGAACTCCTTCGTAAGAGGTTTGAATATCTCGCACCCAAGGTGGACAAGTTCGTGCTCGTGGAATCGACGAAGACATTTCGCGGGAATGACAAACCTTTGTTCTACGACGAGCACAAGGAAGATTTCGCGCAGTGGGCAGATAAGATTGTCCACGTCGTTGTCAGCGACAACCCGGAGGGTGATGATCCGTGGGCGCGGGAGAAGCATCAGCGCAATTGCATCACTCGAGGGCTGGATCAGCTCAGTCTTCAACCCGACGATTACGTCATGATTGGTGACGTAGACGAAATCCCATCACTCGATTGGGTGGGTACCATGCCCGATGACGCCGTCGTCGTCACCGCACACATGTACGCGTTCGAGTATTCGCTGAAATGGATGCAAGTCGTCGAGCCATGGTTCGGTACGGTGATGGCGCGATACAAATTGTTCTCGGACGGTGAACAAGTCGTGCCCCAGTTCTTCCGCGAAAAGCGTTGGTCGTTCCCATACGCCCAACACGCGGGTTGGCACTTTTCCAGTTTCGGATCCACCGATCACGTGTTCAACAAAATGAACAATTTCAGTCACTGTCACGACGAAAGCGTTGCACCGGTGACGAAGGAAGAATTCGAAGATCACTATTCCAATGGACGCTCGACGGACGGTCGGTTCCATCACCAACCCACACCCCCGAGTGTCATTGACAGAATCCCCGAGGTGTTAAAGACCTGGAGCGACTATTGTAAAAGATGCGAGTCCTCGTCCTAGGGTCGAGGGGGATCGTCGGTAAGGGCGCGGTGCGCGCACTGGAGACGGCTGGACATGAGGTGGTGGAATGGGACATCGTCATAGATGACATGCATGACTTGCGCCGGGAGGAGGGTGTCTCGGACCTTCGAAGGCTCGTCGAGGCGTGCGATTTCACTCTGTTCCTGGCGTACGACGTGGGCGGTGCGAAATACCTGACAAAACCTACGACGGAGTTCCTCGACAACAACGTTCGGATGATGACGAACACGTTTCGAGCACTGGCGGGCACCCCGTTCGCCTTCGCGTCGACGCAGATGTGGAACATGGATCACCCGTACGGAACGTTGAAACATTTGGGCGAACACTATACCCGACTGCTTTCCGGGGTGTCCGTTCGACTGTGGAACGTGTACGGGTACGAGGATGTGTCGGAGAAATCTCACGTCATCGCCGATTTCATTGACAAGTTCAAGACGACCGGCAGGATTGAACTCCTGACGAACGGACAGGAGGTTCGCCAGTTTTTGCACACGGACGATTGCGGTCGGTGTCTGGTGGCGCTCGCGGAAAATTTCGAAGAGATCAGGGGGACGCAGTCTCACGTGGACGTGTCGTCGTACGAGTGGATCAAGGTTCTGGACCTGGCGCGAATGATCACACCCAACAGTTTGGTTCGAAGCTTCAATGACCCGACGCACACGCTTCGGGAAGACCCGGATCGGTTCATGTTGAGCTACTGGAAACCCCAAATCACGTTAAAGGATGGGATCGATAGGATGATAGATGAATACGATCGTCGACAAAACCCTCAACGGTGATGGCGACAGCGATCGTCACCTGATGACTCTCTTCGGCATGGTGATGGGACAGCGACCGAAGCGCATCCTCGAATTGGGCGTGCGCGGTGGAAGCACGACCCTCCCCCTGCTCGTGGCGGCGAAGGCGGTCGGGGCGAAGGTCGTCAGCGTGGACTATCAACCGACGATTTTCGAGTGCCCCGAGGAGCTGCGACCGTATTGGGAATTCGTTCAGATGGACGCTCTTGAGTATTTGGCGGCGTTGGATAAATCAATCGTCCAGGATTTCGTGTATGTGGACGATTGGCATTCCTTTCCGCACGTGGCGAACGAATTGGCGATGTTGGACGAGTGTGTGACGCCGTCGAGTGTCATCGTGCTTCACGATTGCATGTACGGAACGACGCCTTATTACCACAGCGATCTCACGACCAACGCGGGAAGGCAGTGGGAGGGGGGTGGACCGTACAGGGCTGTCGCGGAACTGAATCCACAGTTTTGGGAGTTCGCGACAATGCCATGGAACAACGGTCTGACAATTTTACGCAAAAAATACTCGAGTAAATATCACAAAGTCATGTAATAATTCTAATTTCTCACCAACGACATCCTACAGTTGCCATACACACCCGCGGTGTACCCGAACGTGGAGAATCCCACAAGGTCGTCCCCTCCCGCGGTGATGCAGAGGGTGTCGCACTGCGAGAGGAGGAACCAATCCACATACGCATGCGTGGCGTCCTTATAGTTGAATTCCCTGGACGCGATGACGATCTCGGGCACGTCGTACGTTCGAATTTTTGTCGGGTATTTTTCTGACAGTTCCTTCTTCAGCTGCAGACTGTCGCTCGCGAGGAAGATCGGCTCGTCCACTTTTTCGATGACGTCGATGAATTTTTGCAACGCGGTATCACTGCACATCAGCATGGGCGCACCCTTCTCGATGTCTTCCGAGTTCCCGACGTGTTTCGAATCCTGACCGTAGGCTGCGCGTCGGATATGCATGCCCAGTCGACATCCATGCGCATTCTTGTCCACCAACGCCTTGACGTGGGGCGGTGGTCGAACGAAATCTCGAATCAGCGGGTGCACGTGTTTGATCGTGAATGGGTTCAGTCCAATCTGACCAGCGTACAACGGCTGTTCGGGGTCGTCGCCAACCGTGAACCCATCGACGCAATCGATTGGTTCTGGTATGAACAACTCCCTCTGTGGGTATTGAAATTTGAAATCCGCCAACATGATGAGCACGTTTCCGAACCCCTGGTTAGAACATGATTTGATGTCAAATTTCATCTACGATTGGTCTTCAAAAAAAATGTTTGAATATTACACAGAGCAAAGACATGGGTTTGTTTAGTAAATCTAAGATACCATCTGCGTCCCCCGCGATGAGGTCGGCGCTGAAGAATGCGAAGCAGATCGCGTCCGGTCGGGCTTCCCTGGAGATGTCATACGGTGCCATCGCACTCGTGTGTTTCATGGCGTTCGCGTACATGGTCATCTCTAGTATCGGCATCGACACGTACAAAAAGTGTGACAAGAAGCCGAAAGAAACGATGTATGCATTTTTGACACACACACTGACCATCGCCCTGACCATCCCGTTCACCCTGTTTCTGGGTCGAATGTTCAAGAGTGACGTGGGTTTGTGGATGTCCTTCTTCGGTCTGATGGGTCTGGTCGGCGCGTCGATCACCGTGCACATCAGTAACAAGTGCAAGAATTCGAAAAAGTCCAACCGCGAATTTTCTTATTTCGCCCTCCCGATGTTCATCTTGAGTTGTCTCATCGGCATGTACCTGGTCAGGAAGAATTCAAAGTCGATGACTCGACAACTTGCGATGTCCAAGGGTACAGCCTTAAACACCTCGAAGTGGCACAAAAATGAGTGGTAAAAAAAGAAACACATCAAGTAAGGGATGACCATTGTGGAATCCACGTACGTGCTGTGTTGTATGTTCGCCCACGCCCTCAGGCGCACAGGGAGGATGAGCGTTGAAGAAAAAATCAAAATCCTTCAGGTCATCTGCCACCTCGCCCAGAATCCCCACACCGGCGTCGTTCTCGATCGCGACGGTGCACCGCGGTTATCAGGTACATTTGCAGGAGAAATGCCGCTCCCGAGTACACGGCAGACGCGTTTGCTCCCTGCCTCGCCTGATACACCAACCACATGAGAGACGCGAGGACACCAAGGTACAGGTCGGGTAAATCTGACGGCACGTGTTCCTTTCGCATGCTATCGAACATCTGGTACACGCCGATGCCCACGGCACCGATCATGAGTGCGCGATCCATGTCAAGATATTATATGTGAAGAGAATATATACAAATGAAGATCGAAGAAATCCTTGAACGATTTTCCCAGACCGGTGCGGAGGCGAAAAAGATCACGGACACCGTCGAACGCATTCGCAAGGTGTACCTTGCGGACGGTCTCGACAAGACCGACATTCCGGGCATTCTTACTGAGCTCATGAAGCTGTCGTCCACCCTGAAGAAGAGTGCGAAGGGTGCCGCGGCGCTCGACGGACCTCAGAAGAAAAAACTCGTCACGCAACTGTTGTTCTACCTCATCGAAGAGATTGATTCGGGTGACGAGGATTCCGAACGCGAGGTCATCTTGAAGAACATGGTCGGTCCGATGATCGACGCGATGGCGGCGCTGATGAAGGTTAAAAACTTGTGTTCATGCTTTGGTAAGTGATGAGCTTTCCTAGTTTGGAAAAAATGGTTGAGTATGGTGTTTTTACTATTTCACAACTAATCAAGTACAAGGAGGGCGAGTTGCGTCCACGCAAAATTCGCCCACTCAATGAATGCGATGCATGCACTTTCGTCTACGAGGGAGTTTCATGCAACAATTGTCAAGCCGGGTTGATGATCAGACCCAGTGCCGATCCGAGATCGGTGTGAGACCTCGGCAGCGGCTTCGACCGCTTCAATTTCAATTTAGGTGTCAACGATTCGTTTTGAATGTTCGTCTCCTTTATTTCCTCCAATTTCTTCTCATTGGTGGCAATAGATGACACGGGCACCGTCTTCACACCCTTCTCTTTGACCTCTTCCTTCGGTACGTCTTTCCCACGCTTCGAGGCATCGCTCATCAAATTTTGTCTAAATTCTTCGATCGTCATGTGACCCCCGAAAACCTGCAGTAGGTACCGACTCGGCGCCCTGTCTATGGGTGAAAATTCGTCGTACATTCGCTTTCGCATGAGCAACATATTGGAACAGATCGTGCCACCCTTGTGGACGCCATGCTTTTCTAGTGCGAAACTTTTCATACACGACCATGAACAGAAATTGCCCGTGCACTGGAACGTCTTCTTCTTCGCGTCGTACGCGTAAGGCATCTCCAGGCGCGCCGTGTCGAAATCATGACAACACCACCAGCAGTACATCCTTCCTAACACACAAAAATGTTCTTTAAATCAGGTGAAGATAAAAAAAATCTTGGGTCGTATTAGATTACCCTCCAGGTATGGTCGTCAAGGTAGGGTCGATAGCCAAAGGTTTACCTAATTGTCGGATGAGGATAGGTACACACATCTACGGTTGGGAACACGGACGAGAAACCACTGTCCCAGCGAGCCACTACGTCCTCGATTGGACGCTCAAAAGTGGAGCGGACGCGGCGCAGGCTGCGGAAGTTAAGAAGAAATGGGAACAGTTTCGCTACGTCTGGATAATAAAATACGGTCGCGAGGGCGAAGTCATCAATCTTCTGGAGGCGGATGTGGAGGTGAACGGACAGTTGGTTTCGAGGAATAAACCGGTCACGGCAAGCAGCACGCACACACACTATGCTCCGAAACATTTGGTCGACGGCAACACCAACACCATGGCACATACGTGGGCTAACCATTATCATTGGTACCGGATAGACCTAGGACAATTGTACGATTTCGAGGAAGGAAAGGTGAACGTGACTATACACAATCGCAAAGATTGTTGTTGGGATAGAATTCGGGGGGTGGTGGTGAATTTGAGCAGCGATGCAAACCTCCCGTGGAATGGAAACGATAACGCATACCTAAACGCTTTCAGACATCCATTCGACGCAAATTTTACATACTTGGGCAAACAGGCTAATCGTGAGTTTTTTAAGGAACAGGGTATTACGAAATTCACGATCTCAGATTTCATCCCGAACGACGTGAACGAAGCAAAGCAAAGTCAAATGACCCAGTTCTACGACTGGACTCTCAACAAGGAAAAATCGCGCATGCTTCATTACAGATTTCACGGTGATAATGGTAATTGGGACGGAGGGCGTTTTGATTATATAGGCAACGACGATATTGATATCTTAGAGATGCGCGGTGACTGCAAGGATACCTTGTGGCTGTACAATGATCACGGTACACGCCCAGGGAATTATGGTAACGGCACGGTCGTTCCAGTGAACCCCGGTTTGAACGCATTGAATTCGTGGGACCATTACCCGGCGCACGGTTATTTCATGAACCAAATCAGTCACCTGTGGTCGAGAGACATTCCCACGGATAAATACAACTCCGAGATGGACATCGTGGGTGTGATTAGAAACGGACACGCGAGTGTGTCATACGGAAACCATAACGCGGATTTTCTTGAAACTGACAAATTCATGAAACAAGATCCAAAAACCACGCTCAAGGTCGCGGGTAAACATCATTACCCACATGACGCAGCGGGTGCGGTTGTCGGTGAACCATGCCCCGGGGGTAAGATGCACTTTGTCAACAGCCAAAAGGTTAGATGTTACTACAGAAACGCCGCCGAGTTACGCGCGTTAGAGGGTACAATTTTCCCCGCCCAGGCGAACGATCCGCGTGTCGCCATGTTCGAAGACGTACGGAGTAAGTTCTGCGCCGATCCCGAAAATATTGACGAGGTGATCAAGGGTCAAAAGTGTAGAGTGTGGGGTGGTGAAGAAGAGACGACGCGCGCGTTGTGCACCTCCAATAACCATGAAAAATTGGTAGCCGGTGATACAAATTGTACGCGCACGGGCATGCCAAATGAAGATCTCTACGAGACGATTTCCGAAGAATTCTGTACCGCAAATCCAACGCACGACTATTGCAAATGTTTCAACAACCTCAACAACAAGTGCGAAGGCGAAGGTAAATCAAACGCGGGATGTGCAGAGGTCGACCAGGTGATTGATGATATCATAGGAACTCTCAGTGGAGAAGAGGCTCGCGTCGCACGGGTCGAGCTCGCGAATCGTCGACACTGTTTCGGTGGCGTTTGCACATCGGAGGTCGACACATTCGTGCCTCGGTCACGCCCAGACTGTACACTGAACATGTGTATACAGGATCTGCAAGTGGGAGGGCACATGGTAGAATCTGATGTGGAAATGACGTGTGAAAATCAATTGGCTGGATCTGAAAGTACAATGTCCGAGAGCGATAGGGCAGCACTGGCGAAAGATCCATCGAGGACGGCATTTCTTTACGAGGAGGACGGGAGTGGCAATCGGAGGATCCACAGGGGTGTCCTCATTGGCGGCGGTACAGGCGTGGCGAGTTCTAGCTGCATGTGCTTGTGCATGTGCATAATTATTATAATGATGATGCCAGAGTAAAAAGTAATCACTGTCTCCTAGACGACGCCATCACAATGATTCCCATCATGCAGAAGCAACTGAACGTCACCGACATGATGAGGTACATGTCGTCCTTCTTTCGCTGCTGTTTCCTTCTCGCGGCATTTTCATCCGTCGCCGTCATGATTTCGTGAAGGCGCATAGCTTCGCCTAGGTCAGGGATGTCGCCGAGCATCTCCAAATCTTCCTCAGTTCCTCCTCGACCGAGGACACACGCGCGCACCACGTCTGAATTTTTCATCGTTCGCAACTTGAAAGTCTTGCCACACGCCTCGAAATTCGTTGGACACTCCCCTCGATTCTTTGGTACGAAATGATTTGTCGTGCACACCCGTCGTCGACAGTGGTTGTATCCATTTAATTTGTCATAGGAACTCTGTCCCAGGACGGCATCGTCGGCGAGTTTAGGGTCGAGTATCGCGTTTCGACACCCAGCCCCGTCCGGGCTATCGCCACACTTATCGTTTACCACGTTGTGACACAGGCACCATTGCTCCTTTGGGTTCTTGTCGCAATATTCCACATTGACCTCGTTGTATACGTCCTCTCCGAGGGCACCTTCCGAGCACTGGGGCGTCACCGATTTCCCAGGGTTAAGTCTGTGATCTTCCAAACAATATGCCTTGAGCGTGTCCCCTGACATGTCGAACACGGCGCATGTATCTTCACCCGTGGCTGTGATCCGGTCGTTGAGTCGGTCGGTCTTCTTCCCCTCTTTAAGGCACCAATCGGTCGCCTTCATTCTCCATAAATTTGTGACACGCCCGACCAGCTCTGGGGTATGTTCTCTAGCGAGCTCGATCCATGAATTCGCCATGCGCACGCCGGGCACACCCACATCCTCGATGTCGAGATCGTCACACACGTCGAGCTCGCCTTCGTTCTTGGGTCGTTTTTCACATTGATAGTCGTCCCCCATGTGATACCTGGTATCATCATATATTTTTTTCTGCATGGATCATAAGAATGGGAGGAAAGAAATCACAAACGGTGAAACAGTTTTTCGAGATGGATGCAGTCACCGAAATGATGACCAACCAGATTACGAAAAATGCCGTCAAGGTTGGAAACGAACAGACATCAATCAACAAACTCGAGTTGATCATCAAGGGCAACGTCATAGGATGTGACATCAAGACAGCCCAGTCTATAGATGCGAAGATGACAAGTACAGTATCAGCAGCCACATCGGAGATCGTGTCCATGGCGAATGATATACAAAACATGCTGGAACAGAGCGCGTCATCAAACATGAGCATGCTCACGGAGTTAGGATCGCTCAGCGATATTATAGGGGAATCAGACCAAAATATCGAACAGACAATCAAGACCGCCGTGCGAACGACGGTCGAACAAAACATCACGACGGAGAATCTGACTCAGGTCATGAATGAACAAATCAACATCAACCAGCAGCGGCTCATCTTCGGTGGGAACCTGATCTGCCCGGAGGGACAGGGTGGCTTGGATTTGTCTCAAGATATCACGGCGCAACTCTCAGCAGAGGTCGTCAGCGAGGTGATCACCGAGAAACTCTTGGAGAACAAGGTGATCAACGACCTTGCCGCCGCCGCCACGGCTGACGTCACACAAGAAAATACCGGTTTCGCCTCCATCATCGACAGCGTCGGCGATGCGATCTCGGGTATCATCGGCGCGTACGGGAACATCGTGTACGCGTGCGTCGCCCTCTTGTGTCTCGTGTGTATCGGGGCGGTCATTTTCTTGATGTCGCCGGCTGGTCAGAACGCGAGTCGGAATATGTCGAAGGCTGCGTCGAAGAAGATTTAAAGGTTCGACTCAAGTGCTTATTAGAATAATCATGTTACGTACGCATACTGACGGTTTTGAAATCGAAGCGACTCGCGATGTTTACATCGGCGAGATGCGAGAGATCGCTAGTGTACTCAGTGCGCGTATGGGAACACCCATCGTCTTAGAGGAACAGGTGTACAGCCGGGAGTTTACGTTTGACTTTTTGGAGGAGGTTCGCAAATACATGCGCTGCTGGTCGGAGTTCCCACTCGACTGGAAGAACAACGCGAGCATCGTACCGGAGGGCACGGTCATCTCCACGTACTTGCGTGCGAAGGACGGGTCGTCCCTCTGGACACGCGAAGACCTCGAAACCTTCTCTGGCGTGTTCGCCGAGTTTGGATTCGAGATGACCACGGACTACCCTAGCGGTCGTTCCTTGGCGAAATATGTTCGGTGACCTACCCAAAATGTTCGAGGAGCACTCGCCGCGTGACGAAGAAAGATATGACGGATGCGGCAAACTCTAACATGTTGTGGTTAAAGATGTTCATGTAATCTTAAAGTAATGACGATATTATCTATAGACGTCGGTATACGTAATCTCGCAGTGTGCCTACTAGACGATTCCACTAACACCGTAGTTGAGTGGGACGTGGACGGAATCCCACCCGAACACAAAGACGGTATATTTCCATGTCTGCGAGACCACCTCGACGCTCGACCGTGGGTGATCGGTGCCGACACCATTCTGATAGAAAAGCAACCACCTCGCAACAAACGCATGGTAATGGTAATGCATTTTCTACACGCCTACTTTGTGATTCGTTCCCCTCGCAGTGAGACCATCATCTACGATGCCAAGCACAAGGTTCCCGACGTCGTCGGCACGGGTCGAACCCAATACGTCAAACGAAAGAAGACCGCGATAGAGCGGTGTAGAAAGTTCATCGTCGAGACCGACGATAAGAACGGGCGATGGCTTTCCGTGTTCGACAAGACCAAGAAGAAGGATGATATGGCGGATACGGTGTTACAAGCACTAAGTTTTACCAGACGGGCGGCGCCCCTGCCGGTGACAAAGGCTAAGACGAAAAAGGTCACCCCCCGCAAGCCCACCGAACAGCAAAAGGAGACCAAGTACTCGAAGAGTAACCTGGCATACATCCTCAAGAACGCACCCGAGTGTGAGTGTTTGGAAAACAATAAACGGTTCATGAAGGATCTTCGCAGGTATTACAAGTCGATCGACGAACTCAGGGAGGACATGAACTGAACTAGATTTTCTTTGGTATGCACTTGGGTAAGTTCTTCGCTAACGCCTCGCGATCTCGTCTTATCTTATCCTCTAGACCCTTGCACGCGTGCGTCTCGGGTAGACGACACATCAGACAAAATTCAATCCCGCACAATTTACATTCGAAGACGTCGACGATCGAACATTTCCTCTCACAGCTGGGACACCTCATCTTATAATTTCCTCGAGATTATTGTCTAAGTTATCAGTAAGAACAACCATGCTCACGCTCACGTCCAGGTCCACAATCGTTTTCTCTGCGAAGAAGAAAGACAGCTCCACGAATAAGAAGCTCAAGAAATTCGGGAAGCGCCTCGCCAAGCAGCGTCGCGCCGACTTTGATTTGATGGGTGAGCGCGTCAATGACATCGCGAAAAACGAGAGACAACGCGTGAATGAACTCGTCAAGGATCACCGCGAATTCTTGGAATCTTGGACCAAGAAGGAGGCGAAGGTGGAGATGGAACCGGAGGAAATCGTTTCTATAGATTTTTTCGAGAAGTGAGCGCCCAGAAAAGGCTAAACCCCGCGCACGTCCCGGCGAGTGCGAACTCGTCATGATCAGATAATTCAAACGCTGTAATTGCACAAAGAATACTGTATTGCGCATAGCGAACCTCTGTACGCGTATTTTTCAACGAGCGCTTCAACCCTGCCCTCGACTTTTCCAAGCCGAGGATGGCGGTGCTCATGTTTCTCACCAGGAGTGGCATCTCAGCCGTATTTTTCAGAATTTTAGACATGTCGATGTTCGACGACACCTGCTTCTGTACGATTGGGGTCAGGTATGTGTAATAATCGAATTCGCGGTCCAAACGAAGACACTGTCCCTCCATCAAACTAAAGGTCTTTGCAAGGTACACGAACACGCTCGGGATTATGAACGGTCGCTGTCGCGCCAGATCTAACATCAGTGGGTCGGACATGAGTTCTTCCGTGAAATTCCGAACGTCCATGTTTCCCAGATAGTTCAAGATGGTCTCGAAAAACACCTCGAGATCTTCTACGTCGGACTGTGGGATGATTATTTTCAATCGAATGAGCACCTCGACGATCTTTTTCGTGTCCCTGGACACCAAGTGTCCAAGCAATTCCCCGAACCCTACACGAAGGCTCTCGTCGATAGGAATGCATAATCCGAAATCATAGAAGACCAATTTTTTCCCGTCCAGTGTCATACCCAAATTGCCCGGGTGAGGGTCAGCGTGAAAGAAACCGTCACTCATGGTTTGCTTGACGTACGCCGTGACGAGTGCCTCGCAGATCTTCTTTTTGTTCACCGGGGCGTCGTCCAGTTTGATGGACGGCACGTATTCCATGACGAGGATGTCATCCGTGCAATATTCTTCTACCATCTTGGGAACTTTCACCCACTTGATCTTTCGGAAATTCTTACGAAATCGTTTGGCGTTCTGGACCTCCAGTTGGTAATCACTCTCCTTCAACAAATTTTCGATCGATTCGTCGAGCACGTATCCCATTCCAGTCCCCGTGTCAATGCCCACACTCTCGAGGAAGGCGACTATTTCCTTTACATTGTCCGTGTCGTGTTTCATCATTTGGTAAATGCCCGGTCGTTTGACTTTCACGACGACCTCGCGACCGTCCAAAAGGGTCGCATGGTGAACCTGACCTATGCTCGCAGACTTGAATGGCGTGTACCCAAACTCTTTGAAATGGTGAAGCGGGATGTGTGAGGTATCTATGTCTATGGGTGGCACGTCGTCCTGTAAGCTCTCGAGTTCCTTGACGAATTCGGGAGGATACAAGTCTCCGCGCGTCGACGCGATTTGTCCGAGTTTCACGAACGTCGGTCCCAGATCGAGAAGCTCAGATTTGACCCACTGTCCGAGAACCTTCTTATCACTGGTCGTGTAGTTTCTATATAGAAAGCTCGCGGCAAATTTCCAAGTTTTGAACTTTTGCCGGACACGTGGACGCGTGACCGGAACCGTTACAGCAAGTGTCCGCATCTCTTGCAATTGATTCATAAAAAAAATCGCACGGTACTGTAACGATGAAAAAGTGGGGACGTCTACAGTACACGTGGGCGAAGGAACCTCGTTACACGCAACTTTTGAAAGGGTTCGGTGCTGACTGGCTCGAGAGTTACGTTCGAGTACCGATCATATTTGCGATCATGGTCCTCTTCACGGACCCCACCATCGCGACGCCCAAACGAATCAAAAAGTACACTCAGAGCAAATTGTTCAAATTTCTGTTGATGGTTTCGCTGGCGATGACCGCCGTACCCGATCTCGAGGTCGCCGTCATATCAGTCCTCACATACATGATCGTATTGTACGCGCTCAAGACGAAGGAGGAGCGTAAAGAGAATGGATTTTTCTAGTGACATATAGTAATAATGGTGGTCACCATCTGCGGCGCCGGTCCCACGGGCTTGGCGTTGGCTTGGGAACTTTCCAGCACGAATCGTAAGGTTGTCGTGTACGACAGCAAACCATCTGCGGGTGGTTCGTGGTGGGAACCACACAAAGACGTGAGAGATCTTCACTCACACAGACTCGTGTTCGACGGTGCGTACATCAACTGTCGTCAAATGTTCAAGGAGATGGGAATCGATTGGGGTGCGATGTTCGAGGATAACGACCAAGCCATGTTCAAGCCAATCTTGCGTCGGTTGGGTGCGCGCGATTACCTTTCGCTCGTGACCCTCAGCGCTCGCGTGCTCTCTAGACCAGAACATTACAAGACGGTCACGTTGAAGGACGCACTGGGGAAGGTGACCGAGGGTGGTCGACGCGTGCTCTCCACGCTTCCGTTCATGATGGACGGTGTCGGGTGGGACACGATGTCCGCGTACGAATTCATCAAGAGTTTCGATTACGTGATCCTTTCCAGACAGCTGACACAGGCACGATCGGGTGCGTACATGTGCGCGGCGATGCAAGACGCCCTCGAGCGTCGAGGCGTTCGATTCGTGTTCAACACCCGACTGGAGGACGTGGCGTACGCGAAGGACGCGTTCGTCGCTACGTTCAGTAACGGCGACAAGGTCGACGAAGGCATGTTGGTCTTGTGTGTCGACCACAAACCGGCGTTGAGTCTCGTCAAGGATAACTGGGTCGGTGCACGCGAGAAGATACGGTCGGGTATGTACGAATGCATCAACGTCCTGTTGGATTATGAAGGAGGCGCACCGGACGTGAACATGTACGAAGGCGCGTTGACGAGTCGATGGAAAATCATCCCCGCGCGCTTGGACGATCGAACCTTGAGTTGTGTGTTGGTGAACCTTCCGGACGACGTCCTTCGAACGCCCCCACCCGAATTGTTCAGGCAGGTTCTCGGACAATTGAAACTACCCAAACCCGACCGCCTTCGCGTGGGGTGGGGTGCCGAGTGGGACGGCGAGCGGTGGCAACTGTCCCAATCGTCCGGCGTGCTCTCGACCGCTGGTGCCGTGCCGTTTTGGGGGAAATGTTCCAAGGTGGCGCTGGTCGGAATGATGTCTCCCCATCGCACACCGTTCGCGTCGATCGAGACGTCCGTGGAAATCGCTCGTCAGTTCTCGCACGAGACGTTCGGGACTCGACCTCCAGCGACCCCACTCTTGGTGACACACATTCTCATGTTCGCACTTATAGTGATCGTGCTCTATATCTCTAATGCGGGTAAGCGCGACCGTGTATGAACCCCTTTATGAACACAATGATAGGCGATACATGCGCTTTGTACTGAGTGAGTCGGATACCGCAATGGTTCGAGCCACGCAGGACAGAAAGAAACACCTGATCCGCGGCGACAGGGTCGACGATCCCCTCGACGGTCGACTGCTGATGGTGAAAATTCCGTGGAGATACAGACGACCGATGTGTCGGGTGGAGGGGCTGACCCCGATCAGTGGATTGAAGAAGGGTGACCAATGCTCCCTCACCATTGAATTCACTGGCGCGTGGAACGTCAACGGGTACAGCGGGTACACCTGGAAATTAAATGTGATCCATGGGTAATGAAGAACAAGACCAAGCAACGATTGATGTTCTGGTCCGTGGTAATTCTCTTGGGTGTCGTGCTCTACATGTGGAACAATCCTCGCGTGCGCGTGGAAGAGGTCGAGGTACCGGTGGAGGTGCCCGTCCCTGTCGTGAAAGAGGTCGTCAGACGACGCCAACCGGAATACAGAGACGCGCCCATCAAGAAATATAAACCAGGGCACACCCAAGCCATGGGTGTGTTGATCGGTCCGAACGAGGAGGTCTTACCCCTCTACGGAAAAGAGTCGAGATACCATCGCGATCGTTATCATTACTACACCGTGAGCGAGGGACAGCAATTGTATCCGCTGCCGGTCACGATTAACGATCGAGAGTGTACCGAGGACTTGGGATGTAATGAGTTGTACGGTGGGGAGTCCGTGACCGTGACGGGAAAGACCGACACCTACACGACTAAGATTTATCGCACCGACAATTTCTTCTAACCTTCGGGTTCGGGTTCGAGTGCCTTTTGCACGGTGCTCTTGAGTGCGAACATTTGCGAGCAACTCAGAATGCAACAGATGCACGCGCCGAGTATCGTCATCTGGTTGGGGGGGAACTTTCCTCTAAAAAACGAAAAGAACATGAACGAACACAGGCAGAGGCACGTCTGCACGCCGATCGACTGGGCTTCGTTGCTATCAATCTTCACAGTCATTTAATTATCAAACAACATTTTAAATTCTAATCTATGATCGGTCGCACCGTTCGAGTACTTTGCCTTGAGCATCAAAAGTTCTCTAATCGTGTCCTCATCCAACACCCTGAAGAATTCACGCTTCTCTTGGAGTTCATTCATGTTCGATCCATTATCTTTCATGTGTTGGACCCATGGATACACCGCCTTCCGCAGTGTGTGCAACTCCGTCTCGAGATCGGTGAGTCGTGGGATCACGTGCGTTCGAACCAACTCGCCCAATTCCTGAACGTCGTGTGTCCAGCTCATCCCATTAACTCGTAGGTTGTCTTTAGATCATTGACGAAAACGTCCAATCGACCCAATCTAAATTGGACAAACAACCACAGGAAGAACATGAGTCCCTTGAAAAATTTAGACGCCTCGTCGTCTCCCATGTGGTAGATGCCACCCATCACCCGACCGAAGAAGGTCTCCTGTCTATCCTTCCCAGTGACCCACTGTTCGGCGATGGTCAGCGCACACGTGTCGTCATTCGTCGTCCAGTGCAGGAAGATGAATGGAATCATGATGGAGTAGAATTCTAACGTGCGCTGATCGTTCGTGAACGGCAGAAGCATCAGGGTGATGAACATCACGAGATGGATTTGAAAAATGATGTTCATCTTAGTACATGTTTGGAAAAAAAATGCGTTAAATATACATCAACATGTCGGAGGTCGAACCTCCCCCGCGACCAGATCACAAAATATGGCACGTCCAGCAGGAGGTCATCTTGAAGGCGTGGGGTGAGGCTGCCGCATGTTATCGGTACATCCATTTTCAAGCTTTCATGTCGTACAAGAAGACGTACATGCGAGCGACACTTCCCGTGATCGTCCTCTCTACATTGACAGGAACAGCAAATTTTGCCATGTCGGACGTTCCACCAAACTTAAAGCAGACCGCGCAGCAGACGATCGGGGCAGCGAATCTTGTTGCTGGTCTGATCGCTACGATATCCACGTTTTTAAAGCTAAGTGAGTCCACCGAATCTCACAAGAACGCGGCGTACACGTTTGGAAAATTCAGTCGTAAGATTCGTCTAGAATTAGCCCTTCCCCTTCGCGATCGCACGAAGGATGGCGTCGTCATGATCGAGGAATGCAAGGCTGAGTTCGACAGAATGCTGGAACAACAGCCCGACATCCCGAAGACCATCCTCGCAGAATTCGAAGCAACGTTCCCTGGTAGCAGCCTCTACAAGCCGGAAATTTTGTCTCTGCACCCGATCCGAACTTTCCCCGCCATTCGCGAGACGACCATATTGAAAAGGTTACGAGAGATGACGGGTCTGGACGGTAACACGCGCGAGAAGAAGAAACTCATGAAAGAGTTGGACGCGATCCGTAAGAGCGGTGAGGGGCTGGTGACGGCACCAAAGAACACGACCATTCTGAAGCGTTCCATCTTCCAACGCGCACAAAAAGAAAAGACAGAGGAAATCGTGACTCCCGAGCAGAGCGACGACGAGGGATTGGAGGAGGTTGTCACGGAGCCGAGGACATCAGAGTCGGGACCGATGACGCCCCCGCTTGAAGATGAGCCAACTGACTAAGAATGTAGAAGAGTAATACGAGAATCAAGAGATTCACTATACCGGCGACTGCCATGATTGGAAAAATTCGACGCTTTAAGGGGTTGAGCACTAAATCATGTAGAGCGCTCGAGCCGTTCAATAAATCTATTGATTGTTTTAGGAAATCATCGTGCATGGAGTCCTTCATTAAATTTGTCGATGAAAAAAAAGTCGAACCCTTGACGAGCACCAGCACTTTGCACGATGATAACATTGAACTCCTGCGCTCGTACGTCGACCAACGGAAGAATGTATTCGTGTGTGGGGCGTCCGGGGTTGGGAAGACCTTCCTCGTTGAGCGCGCGCTCCAGGGCACACACTCCGTCGAACTGTTACCCGAACACTGTCGAAGCAAAAGTAACTTTCTGTATTTCGTGAAGAACACGGACAAGATTTTAGTCGTCGAGGAGTTCGACTCGGACAACGTGTTCAAACCACTGATCGATCGGGTGTCGTCGAACGAATCCTTATCGAGGGGATCGCTCGTCGTCGTGTCCCAAAAGTTTTGCATGTACCCTAATTTCGAAACCATCCTGGTCAAGAAACACACGCCCGATGACATCTCGAGGGTATGGTCAGGACACGAGTTCGAAGCGCGAAGGTGTCATGGGAACATTCGAGATTTCCTGTCCTACATCGAAGGTCACGACGAGAAGGATCTGTTCCAAAATTCCAAGGACATCGTCATCGAGATACTCACCGGCGGTCGTCGGGATTACACCAAGGACACCCTGTGCGAACACGGTCAGTTGTGTGACATATTTCATGAAAATTACCCAGAGTCGAGGGGTGTCAATTTGGAGGCGTGTGCGACGTCGTTCTCCGACGCGGATATCTTCGACCAGGTGATGTACAACGGAGATTGGAACATGATGCCGTTCTTCGTGAACAGTGCCCTTCGATACCCGATGCATTACACGGGTGAACCACTCGCCGCGGATAAAATCAGGTCCGGGTCGTCGTGGACGAAACACGGGAACGCGAGAATGCGTGCGCAAAAGGTTAAATCGATCGACAACAAGGCTCGACCGAATCACCTGGACGTCGAAGCACTCAACCTTCTGCACTTACACGCTAAACTCAGACACTTTGAGGTGTTGCGGACGTATTCGATCGTCCCTTCGAGTTTGGATGTCATGAATCACCTGTCGCTCACGAGCAAATTAAAGCAGAGAGAGCTTATGAGTATTAAGAAACAACTCAAGCATGAATTGGAGATGTGAAACCAAGGACGAAGACGAGGAACAAGAGGTGTGCAAAGTGGTCGGGAACACCATATACTACTACGGCGACATCAGTCCCGAGAACAACTTGGAATTCCTCGAGCGCTTCGCCCAATTGGAGTCGTATCTCTTGAAGATCGCCGCCGACCTTCGCAACTACACGCCTGAAATCAGAGTGGAAATCTGCAGTGAGGGTGGAGATTTACACTGTGGGTTTGCGCTCATGAATACCTTACAAAACAGTCGGGTGCGGGTCATCACGATCGCCACTGGGGCGTGCTGCAGCGCCGCGACCTTCTTCCTACTGGGTGGACACGAGCGACGGATGACGAAGAACGCGCACCTACTGATTCACCAACTGTCCACTGGGTATTGGGGTGGTAAATTTGAGGAGATGCGCGACGAGTTCAAGTCGGCTAAAAAGTTCATGAAGATGATCAAGGACACGTACAAGCAGCACACGAAACTGACGGACGATAAACTGAAACGTCTTCTGAGTGGCAGAGACATCTACCTCAAACCGTCAAAGTGCCTGAAATATTCAATTGTTGACGCTCTCGATTGATGTCGAGGTACCTCTTGTACATACCCAACGCCAATAGCACCAGAAATATAATACTAAACGTGTTCAAATTCCATTTGACCCCATCGTCCGGGACGGTGAGACGTTCCAATCGACCCCTGTTCACGACCGGTGGCGGTGGCATCTCTTACATTCTAACACCCATATTATTGAACACCCGATCGACGTCTCGTTGCGCCTGTGCTCTGGGGGTCTTCTGGGAATTCTTACCAGTCAGTTGTGTGCGCAACACCCGGAGCACGTCAGTGGGAAGGTTCGGTAACACGGACCCGTACTGTTCTTCGATCTCATCGGGTGCTGGGTATGTTTGTCCTATTGCTCTGATCATTCGAGCGTTCGTCGTCCCATACTTTTTCATGAGGTTCGCTTCCATTTTCCTTCTGATTTCTTGGGCTTCTAACAGTCGACTGATCAGCCTTTTCCGTCGAGGACCGTTGTAGTCGTATTGCATGACCATGGCGTGTTCGTGTCGATCCATCTTCGCGATTGTGACACCCGGTGTCTCTAACGCTCTCTTGTACTCCTCCCAGTCCCTGGTGTACAATTCAGCGATCGCGTCGAGTCCCTTGGACACGAATTCCGCAACGTCCATCGGTGCGCGACCCTTGTCCCACTCGTCTTCGGCGTAAGTTATGTAGTATTGACTCATCCTCTAAAATTACATGCGATTTTTTATTGGTATAGCGCTCGGGTGGTCGAGGTATTCTATGGTGGTGAAGGGTGGTTTTATTATCTCGCTCTGAACCTGACGTTTGTCTAGTATAATCTTCATACATTTGCGATGCGACTCCGTTTCCTCTTCCGTTTCGTCTTCTTCAAGTACGAGTCGCATGAGTTGGGGAAGCGTGTCCTCACGCTCGCGCACGACATGAGCTTGTTCGTAAATCCATGCCAGAGCGCCGTGATTGCCCATCAGGGCTGTTATATGGTGGGCGTCACCCCACGCGTGTCCTTTCGATCTCAGGTATTTCATGCGCGCCATGTCACCGGCGCGCGCAGCCTCTTCCATCGCCGCATTATGAGGGGGGTGTTGTCACGAGTGCCTAGATAATTACGGGAAAAATTGAAATTTCAATTTTGGACCATATATCCGGGGACACCGGGCATCGTGGACCTCACAATTCGACGCGGGAAAACCCCCCCATGGCTCGCACTAAGCAGACTTTTCGTCACAGTACCGGCGGTAAGGCGCCGCGCGCGCAGCTGGCAACCAAAGCCGCGCGCAAAGCCGCGCCCTCGAAGGGCGGAATCAAGAAGGGAAAGGCGCACAGGTACCGCCCGGGTACCGTCGCGCTGCGAGAAATTCGCAAGTACCAAAAGTCCACGGATCTCCTCATAAGAAAGATTCCCTTTCAACGTCTGGTCAAGGAGATCGCGACAGACTACCGAACTGACCTCCGGTTCCAAACGAGCGCCATCTTGGCGTTGCAAGAGGCTGCCGAAGCCTATCTCGTTCAACTCTTCGAAGACACGAACCTGTGCGCCATACACGCGAAGCGTATCACCATCGCACCAAAGGACATGCAACTCGCGCGTCGTATCCGAGGAGAACGCGCCTAAGATAATTTTCCTATCATGTAATAATTCAGCACACTAAATATGTTCCACGCATTGTCAGGTAAAATAGCGCCCTCTATAAAGATTGACCCTTCTAACAAACCTCGCGACCCCAGGCATGTTACGTACTCAGAGTTCGTTCGCGGTATAAAAAAAAAGGAGTTCGACCAGGTCGTCGTTCAGCCAAACCGCGGGGTAGTTGCATTTCTTGACAAGGAGGGCTTTGCCGGAGACAGCGTGATCGTCCCAAATCAAGAATTTTGGAGAGTCCTCACCGAACAACAAGACGCCAACGTCCTCATCGACACGGTGGCGCCACGCAACACCCTCATCGACAACATCAACATCATCTTCATGTTGACGGTATTGTTCATCTTCATTCGATCGTTCGGTCCAATGTTCGGTGGAGGCGGTGGAGGAGGCGGTGGCATGGCGCTGTTCCCACCCAGTGAATTTTCAGTCGACCGAGAGGTGTCGACTCGATTCACGGACGTCGAGGGCATCGACCAAGCCAAGTCTGAGCTCCAAGAGATTGTCGACTTTCTCAAGATGCCCGAAAAGTTCGCAGGGTCTGGTGCTCGCATTCCCAAGGGTGCCATACTCAAGGGACTCCCGGGTACGGGGAAGACGCTCCTGGCACGCGCCATCGCGGGTGAATCCAACGTCCCCTTCATCGACATCTCCGCCTCCTCGTTCGTTGAAATGTTCGTGGGCGTCGGAGCCAAACGCGTTCGAGATCTGTTCGAACTGGCTCGTCAGAACCAACCGTGTATCGTGTTCATCGATGAGATCGATGCCATAGGCAAGCGTCGATCGGCGAATGGGTTCAGCAACAACGACGAGCGCGAGCAGACCGTGAACCAACTCCTGTGCGAGATGGACGGGTTTGACGACACGAGTCAGATCATCGTTCTAGCGGCAACGAATCGCGTGGACATTCTTGACGAAGCCCTTCTCCGCCCGGGGCGATTCGACCGAAAGATTGACGTGAACCTTCCGTCCATCGAGGGTCGAGAACGCATCCTCGAGGTGCACGTGCGTGACAAAACAATGGACGAGACTGTCTGTCTGAAAAAGATTGCGAAGATGACGATCGGCTTCAGTGGCGCGGACCTGGCGAACATGATGAACGAGTGTGCTATTAGAGCCGTCAGGGACACGGACGACAGTGTCATCACAGACGAGATCGTCGAAGACGTGTACCAACGACTGGTGGTGGGTGCGAAGGGTGATGCCAAGATGGCTGCGTCCAAGCGCGAACTCGTCGCGTACCACGAGGCGGGACACGCCATCATCGGCGCCTTACATAACTATGATTTCGTGCGCAAGGTGAGCATCGTCCCTCGCGGTGACGCCGGGGGTGTGACTTTCTTCCAACCACAAGACGAAGAAGCAAGCATGCTCCAAACCAAGGATTACTACATCGCACAGTTACGCGTCGCCCTCGGTGGACGCGTCGCGGAGGAGATTGTGTATGGCTCAGAGCTGGTGAGCACGGGGGCATCGGGTGATTTGGTACACGTGTATGACATAGCGCGTTCGATGGTGACACAGTTTGGATTCGGTAAACATTACTACGACTATAAAAACTTAAGTCCGGAGACGGCTCGCATGATCGACATCGAGGTTGACGAACTCGTGCAAACATGCTACGACGATACTCGCGCATACATCAAGAAATACCGAGGATGTATCGAAATTCTCAAGAATGAGTTACTCGAAAAGGAGATTGTTGATGGGTCTTTTGTCTATGAGTTGATTCGTACTTTGTGAGATTACATGTCGTCAAGTAGGCTTGTTATGGGATGATCCAATTGATCGGTCGGGAACAATATCCAAGCCTCCATGTCCAGGGGGTTCTCTTCAAGACTCCAACCGGATCGACGTATGAATTTGTAAATGTCCTCCACGCTCGGCTCCCCTATCTCGGGCTCTTCACATTCCGTGATCCAGTCGCCGGCGTAATTGAAGACGAGACCGTTGTCGCCCAACATATCTAAAATGTCTTCATTGATATCCTCGAGCTCTTCGCGGTCATTATGATAGAAATGGTACCTTCTTTCAAGCACCTCGATAAGTTCTTTGGCAGAGAGTTTCGGCATGTGCGTCGTGTTATGAGGTCACGCGACACGCCCTCGGATTTAAATACCCTCAAAACATGAAATTTCAATTTCTATAACATAGAGGTTATTCGACTAAAATATTCGCCCGATATTTCTGACCCCGCGAACCTTCTTCCTAAATTTTTGCACGCCAGCGCCGTGGTACCCGACCCCAAGAACGTGTCCACGACGATGTCATCCGGGTTCGAGTGTTTCTCGACCAATTCTTCGAACAGTTTGAGTGGTTTCTGTGTCGGGTGAAACCTATTCTTCCCGTGCGCTATGGCGTGATGGTATATTCCCGCGTCATGCTTTCCATGGAAGGTTGGCTTTCCCTTCTTCACCCCGAGCACGGCGATCTCACGGGCGTTCGTGAGGTAATTCACCTGACTGTTGAGGGGTTGGGGATTCGTCTTGATCCACTCGATGAAACGTAGCTGCTTGAACCCCACCTTCTCCATCACGTCCTTCAGATGTGTGAGTTTCCAGAGGTCGAACCATATGATACACGTCCCCCCGTCGCGGAGTTTTTTGTAATACCCGGACACGAACGCTTCTAATTTCTCCATGGTGAAATCTTCGTCCCACGACCCGAACTGTGTCTTCGACGCGAACTTTGTCCCGTACACGGTTCCGAATTTCATGTAGTTTTGTTTAGCGTTCGCGAATTTCGCTGGGTCTGGGTTCGCGCGTCTGAACTCTTCCCATTCCTCTTCGGTCTTGGTGAGGTCGGTCCCGGCATCGATCTTGTTTCTCAGGACTTGCATACCACTTTCTCGCGAGATGATGTACGGGGGATCGGTGAGGATCAAGTCAATGGACTTGTCTTCGAGCGAATCGAGGAGGTCGAGTCCATCGCAATTACGAATGTCGAGCAGCATGTATTAAATTAGTGAGTGGTCTTTAATCTACCTAATCTCGCCTTCTCTACCGCTTTGTTCATGAACACTGTCAATATGGTCGTGTTATTCACCTCAACCTGTCCGTGTGGCGCTCCCTCGCGTTTCTCCACGTCTTCCAGCCGACACATGTCCACGGGTGTCATCTTCAAGGTATTCGGTGCCTTCGAGTGGTGCGCGGCGAGCACGGCGGCGTCTCGTTTCGTTTCTCGGTCCAAAACCTTCGCGCATGCGATCACGTGTGCGCCAGGATGATTCGTCACGTGAAACCACCACCAGTGTGGATCGGAGTCTTCGCGCAGTTGGTCGTTCTCTTTGGCGGTTTGTCCGACGCGTATGGACACGAGTGAATCACTCGAGTACTCGAGCATTACATTGAGTTGTGGTCAACTCTTTATTCATAGTCTAAATCAAAGTAAGACACGTCCTCGCCATCCTTTCTCAACCTGGGTGGGAGTGGGTCCATCCATCCATTCATGGAGTGGTATGTCTCATTGCACCACGGATATACGTGATCGCCATCGCCGACGAAATTCACGGCGAGTATTTTGTTCTCCCAACATTCGTAACACGTGCTCACGGAATCGTCGATGATGCACCCGATTGAAAGTGCACGGCAGAGATCCACCTTGGAGATTTCATGTTGGGTGTAGCTATTCGTGAAAATGAGATCGTCGAATATTCCTGGGAAATGTCGTTGAACCCAGAGTTCGGTCTGTTCTCGAGCACAGTCTTGTCGTCCGGTCATGATGTACATTCTGTCCACTTGAGAACGAAACTTTTGCATGGCACGTTGTGACCCCGCGATTGGTTTCTCGAACAGAAATTCAGGAGACCGGTAGTAGTGATATATCATGTCCTGTGCATGCTCTCTCGAACAGTCGAACACGTTACTGAACACATAGGTGTGTTTACCCTTCGGGAGTTGTACACCGTGATAATTGGCGAGTGGTCGCAAAAATGGTACGAGCACCTCATCGAGGTCAATCGCTATGCGGCGATTCATGACTATTTACATTTTACACCATTTTTCTAAACCGGGAATGCAGGCGGTGGTCCACCCTTATAATCCCGGCGGTCCCTTAGGTAACATCTGAGCACACCCAAGGTGAACCCTGTGGTCGATGCCAACATGGCAAGATTTTGAATTTTTAAATTTAAGAAGGTTTTCATGTACATATACTACTTACCCCCAAAATTGACTTGGGTCTTGTCCTATTCGCATGATCGAATCTTCTATTTCGTCCAGCTCTTCCCAGGTCTGCGCGGACCACGAGTGTGACGGCTGGGTGAGGAGTTCACGGTAGCGAAGCTCGAGACGCGCGTTCCTGACGGATGATTCTACTGGGAGGAATATCGGTCGCGTGTAGAGATCCTCGTAGATGCGTCGTCGGATCGCGTCGCGTCGCACCTGGCGCATGTAGACCGCGATCTCTGCGACCGCAGTCGGCATCTGATGTCACGCGTGAAAAAAAAATCTACTAATTAGCAAATGCGACACGTACTGACCACACTCTCGGTGGCAGCCCTCGCATCTTTCACGGGTGCCGGAGTCGGTGTCGGTTGGTGGATTGTTTCAGTAGATGAGTTTTCTCGCCAACAACGCGATTCCGCTACCAGCGTACAGTGTCGACACCCCTAACGCCGCGCGTCGACCGAACCGCGCCGGGATGGTGTGAATTCCGTTGCGTCTGTCCTCCTCCGCATCCTCTATGTCGGCATGATTACTCACAGCGGCGGAAATGAGTGTAATGCCGAGTGTGGTTTCAGTGTCAGGTGTTATGTCATAGTTTTCGATCCTTTTGGGTATGTAATTTACCGCGTGTCCCCAGCACGTGCCGACGAAAGCGGATTTGAGCAGCGGTGCACGCTTCTTCAATGGGGGGTACGCCTGCACGCACGAGAGTTCCGCCAGTGCAGTGTAATCTAAATGTGATTTGTACAGGATTAGACTCGATACTAGAGCCAGTAGTGTGATCGATTCTGGTGTATTCTCTTTCAATACATCTGGTTCACCATCTATGTACCTGTCAGCCGTGTACACGTACGTCGCAGTGGTGACTGTCCACGCGAGCGCGAGCGGATCACGGATACCGTTCGCAAAAGCCATCGATGCTAAAACTATTCCGACTGCATATTCCGACATATATATCTAACATGTATTTCTTTTGGACACGAAACATTTCCAAAACAAAAAACATGCCAGAAATGCGAGAATCATCATATTATATCATGAACTCCTAAAAAAGAAAATCTTCAAATTTTCAATTTTCGTGACCCCCTCACCGAAGCGGCGACGCTCCTCGGTGTCATGAAACTTACATGAATTTTCACAACCATCTTCTAAAAAAGATCATGCACCAAAAAATAATCTGAGTTCATGTGAAATCCATGAGAGCAGTGTCATTAGATTCCTCTTACGTGAATCACGAGAGCAAAAGTGTTGTTAAAGAAATGTAAACATTTAAGTTTTAAATTTTCGTGACCCCTCACCACACTACCCAACAAATCACATGAAACTCGAGTGAATTCATGGAACCATCTTGAAAAAAAGATCAGCGATTTGTTAGGATAAAAATTTATTAAATAGTAGAGGTACCATGGGTCCTCATGTCATGTCC